CGGCGGCGGTGGCGGTGGCGGTGCAGCTGGTGGCGGAGGCGGTGGCGGCCGCACTTCTGGTTCATCTGGTGGTGCAAACTCAGGCGGCGGCGGTGGCGCTGGTGCTCCAGGCGGTGGATGGAGTGGTGCAAACTGTGCCGGATATAATGGTCACGGCGGCAATGGCGGCTCTGGGGGTAGTCTTGGTGCTAGTGGTTCTGGTGGTGCAGGCGGCGGCCCTCGAACAAATAATTGCCACGGCGGTCAAGGTGGTCCAGGTGGCGGCTCAGGCGGCTCAGCTGGCTCAAATGGTACTGCCAGTGGTTCAGCGGGTTCTGCTTTAGCGGGCAATACAGGCCAAATTTCATAAAATAAAGGAGAGATAGACAATGGCGATAACATTAAAAGCAAGACGCTCTTCAGGGGACCAGTACACGAATGAAGATAATATAGAGCTTGTATTTGATTACTCTGGTGAAGGAAAGATGCATGAAGCATTTGTTACCATCGAACAGGTATCAGGTGTAACAGCAACTCATGGTGGCGGAGCTCCAGCAGGAGAATGGTTACACTACAAGGCATACGATTTACACGCAGATGCTGCTGGTTATATAGATTATACAAACACAAATGTACAGGTACATCAAAAAACAAAGGGTACATCAGTCATTAAAGTAAAGTGTAAATACATTACAAAAGCACAACATGACGCCTTTAAAACAGCACTTGATGATTGGAATGAAGAATATCTGGTTGAAACAGTTTTAAAAGACGGAACATCAATGTTTACACAACCGGATGCTGATGCTCCTGAACAACCAGTATCGACCTTTACTACTTTGACTACTGGTGAAATTACTTTACAATGGGGAGATGATTCTTTTGTATAATGCACAAAATTATTGATGAATTTAAGATGCTGTCTAGCGCTGAAGAAGTGAACGCTAGACTAGAAATATGTAAGGCATGTGAGCATATGGAAATGAGAATAGGACAAGAAATTTGTCGTGAATGTCTTTGTGTGCTTAGATGGAAGGCAAGAGTAAAACCAGCACAATGTCCGTTAGGAAAATGGTAAGATAATCTCTACAATATCCGTATCTATTTGATGATATAAATAAGGATATAATATAATGAGGAGTGATAATGAATACAGATAGTATTGGAATTAAAACTATGAGTTTTAAGTTCCCAGAAGTGAATTGTCGGGAGATGATAGAAATATTTGAAGCCGCAATGCTCACAGAACCAGCTACAGCGCACGAATCAATTCCAAACAAACCCAATGCAATGGCTAGAAATGATTTTTATCATATTCTAGATGTATTTGAGCCCAAACACGCTATATTAGTAAACGAATATCTTGACAAAGCGTTTCAAGAATACTCTGATACTTTTCCAATTCTTAGAGAAGAAAACATATATAGTATTAAACAGAAAATTCAAAAGACTCCTGTAGGTGGAGGCTTTCACAGATGGCATTGTGATAATTTAAGTCCTACAACTTCACGCAGAATACTAGTATGGATGATTTATTTGAATACTGTAGATGAAGGCGGAGAAACAGAATTTTTGTATCAAAGTGAAAGAACTAAACCAGAAGAAGGAAAAATAGTTTTAGCGCCTGCTGATTTTATGCACACACATAGAGGCAATCCGCCAATCTCAAACGACAAATACATTATTACAGGGTTCTTTAATATCAGTACGCATGGCGAAGATATAGATATGTTACTAGTATGAACGAAATCTTATTAACTAAAGTAGAAACGCACAATGTTATTAAAGATACATTGCTTGATTTAATTAATTCTCAACCTAGTGGGCCAAATGATAATACAAACGATAAAGTAAGTAGATTAGATTGGTATCAATCAGAAGATTTTACTAGAAAGTGGGTTCAATATTTTATGCCACATTTTAACAAAACTTATCAATCGCTTGTGGATAAGCTTGGTTATAAAACTTTTGATGTAAGAGGAATTTGGTATCAACAATATGAACACAATGATGTACATGAATGGCATTTGCACAGCGACAACTATACTGGATTGTATTACTTAGAAATGCCTAATCCTGTCGAAACACAAATTTATAGCAATGACGAAATAATAGATTTGCCAGTATCAGAAGGCGATTTGGTTATATTTCCTGGTTATAGAATACATAAAGCGCCGACTAATGTAGCAAAAACACGAAAGACAATTATATCTTTTAATGTTAATTTCGAAGGCATACAAGAAAAACTTCTTACAAAAATTAAAAAATTAGAAGATGAGCGTAAATAGTATTTGTATTGTCGGCGGCGGCTCAAGTGGGTGGATGATGGCTGTAGCTTTAAACAAACAATTGCCACATATTAAAGTTACATTAGTTGAATCACCTAATGTGCCAGTTATAGGCGTAGGTGAATCAACAATACCATTTACAACTGCATTTATTAAAGATACTCTAGGCTTTAAAGAAAAAGAGTGGATGCCCTTTTGTGATGCTACATACAAAGCGGCTATTAAATTTAACAATTTTACTTCTGAAAAAAGTATCTGTTATCATCCTTTTTGGACAAGAGAAGAACAAGATTTAAACCCTTATGACTGGGCAATTAAACAAGAACTTACAAATTTAGACAAGCCTGACACAGATGATTATTACGGCACAAACTTTATTGGTTATCATATGGGCGAGAACAATAAGTTTGATTGTTTGCCAGACGAAGGATTTTCTTATGCTCATCATATAGATGCAATTAAATTTGGACAATATTGCAAAACTAAATTTAAAGGTACACACATACTTGCTAATGTAGACCATGTAAAAGTTGATGGTTCTACAATTGTTTCAGTAACTACAGACAAAGGGTTAATAGAAGCTGATATGTTTATAGACTGTACTGGATTGAAGTGCCTGTTGATTGATGGCGCTTTGAAAGAACCATTTGAGTCAATAAATGATACTTTATTAAATGATACTGCTATTACTTGTCGTATGCCTTATGTCAATAAGTCTAAAGAATTAGAGCCATTTACAGACTGTACTGCGCTTTCATCAGGCTGGGTGTGGAACGCACCTTTATGGTCACGGATGGGCACAGGATATGTATTTAGTAGTAGATTTCAGTCGCAAGAAGATGCACAGAAAGAATTTAAAAACTATTTAGTTAAACGCTTTGATAAAAAACGAGTTGACAATGCAGAGTTTAATGTTGTTCAGTTTAAGACAGGAAAGTACAAACGAGGATGGGTAGGCAATTGTCTTGCACTCACTCTAGCTTCAGGATTTATAGAGCCTTTAGAATCAACTGGTCTTGCTATAACTGGATATCAAATAGAAGAATTCATTAAACAAATCAAAACTTCTAATAATTCAGCTTTTGTCAGAGCTTCTTACAATAAAAAACTAGATGAAATATTTAAAGATACACACAATTTTGTGTTGTTACATTATGTAAATACTACTAGAGATGATAGTCCATATTGGAAATACATACAAAATAACATTAAAATTACTGACGACTTTGTTGATTATAGTACAAATATTAGAAGTGATTGGTTTGATATAAAATCTAAAGACTGTATTTTGATAGGAATGAACTACCCAGTAAAAAATTTAATGTGGAGAGATGTAGAATTAAATCAGTACACCAAATCTCAACATAAAGAAATATTAAAAGAGCTTAGTTATTTAAAAAATAGAAAAGCGTATTATATAGAGAAAACTGAAGAAATGTCATTGGTGACTGATTACTTAGAAAAAAACATATACTCAACATTATGAATAAAGAGAATGGTTAATATTATAAATATAAGTAAATCACTAAATTTATAGGAAATTTGAATGGCAACGATACAAAATCTTACAATCGACCAAGATGCTGATTTCACACAGACATTAACCATTAAAGATTCTACTGGAACTGTTGTCGATATATCAGGACAAACAGTTACAAGTAAACTGAGAAAGACTCATCTATCATCAAGTGCTACAGCATTTACTACTGCAATTGTAAGTGGTACTGACGGCACATGTTCAATTACACTCACAGATACAGTAACAGCTTCTCTTACTGAAGGACGGTATGTGTGGGATTTAACAACAACCACTAGTGGTGGGTTAATTACTAGACGAATTGAAGGAAGAGTTACAGTAACGCCTAGTGTAACAAGATAAATATATGAGTAAGAACTACAAAGGTTGGTCGCCACATCTAGTATCTAGATTTGAAGAAAACAAAAAGGAACTAGAGATAGATATAGACCCAGATATAGAGAAAGAAATTGCTCAGTTACAAGAGGCAAAATTCTCTGAAAAGATTAAAGAAATAAAACTTGTTGACAAGAAAGAAGAACAGAAAGTCGAACTTGCAGATGAACTTGGAAGTTTTTTCGGTGCCATCAGTAAGGCAAAGACAGACTTAAGCGAAAAGATTAAGAAAGAGGAAGTCAAAATTGAAGGGTTAGAAGAACTGTTCAAAGAAATGGCGGCCGCAAAGAAGAAAAAGAAAGTAGAAAAGAAAGTATTATTAGTAGAACCAGAGAAAGCTCCTACAAGGTCTCCTGAAGAAGATGAAGGCTATGTAGAAGAATATAAAGCAGAAGAAATAGTTTCTGAATTAGAAGAACTGGCAGTATTAGAAGAAGAAGTTTCAACTAAAACTGTAGATAAGATGATTGATAAAGTTAAGAAGCAAATTTCTAGTATGAAAAATGCTAACGAACTTGATAAAGAAAGAATTAAACAATTATCAGACCTTGACACTTGGGAGAAGCTTAAAGAAGAATTTTTAAATTTCAAACATGTAGTCAATGTTCAGTTAGGAACAGTAGGCGGTGGAGGTTTAGACCCTCACAACATTTATTCAGACTTTTTGCCAGCGCAAACTAATACTTACAATTTAGGTAGTGCGAATAGACGATGGAAAGATATATTTCTTTCTTCTAACTCTATTAACTTAGATGGTGCGACAATTTCTTCAGATGGTACAGGTGCAATTGCGATTGCAGCCTCTGGTGC